AATGCTTTTTCTTTTAGAAGTTAGCACTAAAGTTGCACCTGCAAGAGTAGCTCCAAATAAACTATTTGCATCTGCATCAATCTCAGCTTTTAAAGCTGTAACTAGTGCAGTTGCATTAGCAAAAGAACCTTGTACTGAGTAAGTCTCTCTTTCATACTGCTGAGTACTAATGTCTCTGTACCCAATTCTTAAATTATACTCATTCTTTGTATTGGGAGTAGAAGCAGGAGTAATAGTTAAAGTACTTTTTGCAAAAGCATAATTACCTGTGTAAATAGCACCTGTAATTTTCTTAATACCACTAACGTCAATACTTAGTGATGTATCAGGAGAACCAGGCTTACCTACAGCAAGTCTGATTTGTTTATTTGCAAAAGCACTTGCAATTACTCTTCCAGCGGCTGTAGCTGCTGATTGAGTAATTAATCTTTCTGTGTCTAAGTGTAAACCATAAAAACCTAGAGCACCTTCCATTAAATCCATAGGATTTAAAGCGGTTTCTGTTGTTCCTGTTGAGTTTGCTGCATATTTAACAGCACCTGCAACTAATAAATTTTTCATATTTTTTTATTTAATGTTTTCTGATGTCAACAATTGTACCTTATCACTTGCACTTGTTACTACTGCAAGATGTAAAGCAGTTCTATCTGCTAAGTCTTCCATAAAATCATCTGGAAGAGGATACTCTAAAGTCTCATTACCTTGTAATTTAATTTTTAAAGGTGCTTTAATATATCTCAATTTAACAGAATTAATTTCTGTCCTTGGATAAGTTGTATATAAATACAACTTCTGATCCATTATAGTAGCTACAGGACTATTCTTTGTGCTTTTTCTTAAACTGTCTTCTAACGCATCTTCAACTTCTTCCTGAGAAACAATTCTTACATTTCCACTATAAGTCTTTACTTCTGTTTTTCCTGTGTAAGGATTCTTACAGCTTTTATTATCTTCAAAAAAGACTTTAAACTTGATCTCTCTGTAATAGTCAGCAGGTAAACTATATATATAAGTAGTGTCTTCTTGCGTAGAAGCATAAACTAAAGAAGGAGTTTCTTTAACTAGTCTTTTGATTTTGTTAAAGTTTGGAGAATTACCTGAAAATCCTAAGTCTCCTGTACCTTCTAGTATATCATCTATTTTTCTTAAAAGACATTTATTTAGAGCAATATCTGCTTCTTCTGACGTTATATCATCATAGGTGAAACTTGTCAGATTCTGTAGAGATTGCTCTAAATTTATATGTAGTTCTTTTATTGTCATTAGCTAACTGTTGCTTTTGCTTGCATTTTACTTACAGCACCTTGATTAGAAGCAGCTTTCATATACCTTACTAAAGCGGCATAATCTGTAGCTATTTCTTCATCATCGTTATTGAAATAACTATTTCCTTCTTTCTTTAGCTCTCCTTTATCTAACAAGTTGTTTATCTTAGCTTTATACATAAGATTTGTATCATTAAAAGCTTTAACTAGTTCTTCTGGAAATGCTGTAGATAGTTCTTTAATAGCCATCTCTCTTGAAAGAATAGCATTATCAGGTGTTTCTCCTTCTACAGGGAACATATCTAAATCTACTAATTCCGATTTAAAGAAGTTTATAATCTGAATAATTTTTGCTTTATCTTCATCTGATACTTTAGCACTAGATAACTCAGCATAAATTCTTCCTGCTTCTTTTTGTGCTTTGTATTTTTCTTTCTTTTCTCTATCCAAACTCTCAGGATTAAGAACATGAAAACTATACCCTTCTTTTAATTCTAATTCTTCTTCTGTAACAGCACAAGAACTATCCATCTCACATAAAGTGTAAATACAAAAGTCTTCTATTACTTCTGGTACTCTTATATTTACTTCTACATCTTCAACGTGTTCTTGTCCTGCAAATATCTTTGTTACTTTTACTTTCTTTTTAATTACTTGGTGAGTAATGTTAAGAATAGCACCTTCTTTAACAGATACACTTCTACTTAGGTTTGCCCAAAAGTCTTTTGTTGCTTTAGCCCAGTTCATTACATCTGCTGGACTTACATCAATATGAGAAGGAAGATTGTACTCTTCCTCCTCTCTTGTTAAGCCTCTAGCTACTGCTCTTGTTCCTGTATTGAAAAAAGAACCGTACTTAACCATTACATCATCATGAATCTCTCTTGGTAGAGTAACAAATCTTGGTCTTGCGAATAAAGTTACTATTTGTGTCATTGGTTATTTTTGTTTGTTTAGTTTAGTTTATGAAATTTTACAGTGCATTTTGAAACAGTTAGTAGGTCTAAAGATGTGTACTCCATGAGTTTTCATTTTCTCAATCGAACAAGCATCTATATCACTAGCTCTAAAAATTGTTTCTTCATATCCTTGTGGTACACTAGCACCTGCTACTGCAAAAGATACGTTTTGTCTTCCTTTTTCTTGTACATAAGTCATGTTAGGATTACCATCATAATTAGAAAAATCTAACGCATAAAAGTTAAAAGACTCTAACGGTAAGTTAGTGTACAAAGGGTGTCTTGGAGATACATCAGCTGCAATACCTCTATCCATCATAGGTAGTTTTCTAAACGTTACTCTGTGTCCATCTTGATGAACATAAGTATTAAAGTATCCACCATAAACTAGTTCGTGAGAATTAGGTTGACCACCTACAAATTTACTGTTGTCTACTAAGCTAAATCCTAAAGCACCTAACGATTCCATCATAGCATCATTAGCTTGTTCCATACCACCTGTACCTGTAATGATCTCAACATCAATCATTCCATTATCAGCTTGTTGTGAAGTGTTGTAATACACATCTCTAATAAAGCCTTTGATTTTCTTTTCAGTCAGAATAGAATAAGAGTCTTCATTATCAATTTGTTGTAAGATACCTGCACCTGACGGAACAACTTCTCCTGAATCTAAATCTGTATTGTGTATAACACCATTTTCGTCTTTGTTGTATTGTGAATAGAACAAATCATTTTCACAAGCTTCCATAAACTGTAAATCGTTGAAATACATTTCCCATTGTGTCCAGTACTTAATACTCTTTCCATCAACTTGTATTTCTACAACCATTACTTTGTTCTTCACATTACCTGCAAAGTTCATAGTATCTCTTACCATAGAGATTTGATTTTTTACAGCATAAGGATTGTAACTTCTGTGCTTTCCTCCTCTTGATCTTGAAAGAGAAACTTTTCTAACACCTTGTCCCCAAGTAGCTCCAACCTGAGTATCTTTGAAAGGAAGATAATCTTCTCCTTTGTTAGTGTACATTTGCAACTCTACTCTGTAACCTTTTCCACTAATATCTTTCTTAACAGAAAGAACTTGACATTCTTTCTTAGACGGTGAAAGTACAGACTGTCCTTGATAGAACCAATTATCGGCAAATCCTAAAACAATGACACCATAACCTCTACCTGCTCTACTATTAGCATCATAGCTAGTTTTGTTTACTGTAGATGTCTTTTTAGGTCTTCCCATTACAGGTACTTTGTATTCTCCATCTACTGACTCAATCAGTTTGATGTTCTGCATTCCTTCTGTTTTCCACAGAACAGGAAAGTTAAAACTAGAGTACTGAGAATTACCACCATAAAGATGGGTAACAATTGGTGAAAGCCAGTCAGCCTCTGTCTGCAACGCTTTACTCAGATGGTTAGCCTCACTAAAATCATCTGAATTAAAGCTTGCTTCGTACAACTTTAAATCTCTGTTAATCATATTTTCTTATATTAAGTTAATTTCTATGCTTTAAAATCTATACCTTTCAATTTACTTCTTAATTCAGGCGTTATTTTATGTCCTAAAGATACACTTTTTTGTTGGAATTTAGGATTTCTACCGTCATTTTCTTTCTTTCTAAATTTCAAGTTCTCTATTTTACTTTTGTTAGTAAGTAAACCTTTGATATTAAAATCCTTATATACAATATAGTCAAGTATAGTTCTTTGCTCTGTAGTTAGTCCTTCCCATTTCTTATCTAGTATAGTATTATTATTAGAATCTATAGGAGTAACAAACGCTTTTTGAAAAGTAGGTAAATCAGAACTAGGCAAAGAAAACTCTCCAAACTTATTGTTTTTAAACATATCATTAATTTTAGCTACTTCTTGTTTTGAAGCTAATTTCTCTGACTCTATTCTACTCTGTTCTTTTTGTATAACTTCGTTTCTTCTTTGAGTATCTCTTCCTTTAATTGATTCTTGGCTTCTACTACTTTTCTCAAATAGTTTATTGTCTTTCTTTGCGCTTTTAATAATAGAGTCTATATCTTCAATATCTAATCCTTTTTCGGATAGATCATGTTTGATTATATTTTCTAGTATGCTTGCATCTGTATCTTCATCAATCTTTAGTTTAACAAAAGGGTCTTCTGTATTAGCCTCTTTAAATGAAGCAAAAGTACCACCGTTGTTTAAGTGATTATGTAAAGAAGATACTATAGGATTAGAATTAAATAAAGTATCTGCTTTTATCTTAGCTACTCTATCTGTGTATTTAGTTAAAGTCTCTATACTATCTCCATTAGTCATAAGCTCTTGTACAAAAGCATCGTCTAATTCATAACCATCGGCTTCAAGAAGAAGCTCTATATTGGTTTTATTAGCATCTGCCTTTTCTAGTTTCTCTTTAGCTGTTTGTATCTGAGTTTTCTCTGCATCAGTTAATTCTGTCTCAGGCTTCTCTAAAAGAGCTTCTAACTCTTCTGTAGTAAGATCATCTTCTTCGTTTTCCTCTTCTTCTTCTTCTTCTGCTTCTTTAGCAAGTCTAGCTGCTTCTGCTTGTTCAGCATCTGTTTTTTCCTTAGCTAATCTTGCTTGTTCTGCTACAGCATCTGTTTCTGCTTTCAGTTCTGCGGTTGTTTTTTCTTTAGCTCCTTCTACTATATTAGTAGGTATTTTGTCAAAAAATTTGTCTGTTACTGGCATTTTTGTTTAGTTTAGTTTTACTTTGTTTCGTGCTTGTACTTATTTTCTTTTGCTATCTTCAAATCTGTATCTGCTTTATATACAGCAGAAGCAGCTTTTCTTTGGCTATCTCTTTCCTTAATATCTAATTCTCTAAGCTTTATTCCAATGTCTTCTATTACTTTTCCTGCTTCTTCTTTTCCTGTAGGGTCAAGAGAACTCATAGAATTAGTTAAGCTTTCTTGCATTTTAATTAATGCTATTTGAATCTTAGTTTGGGAATCTCTAATTGAAGCTTCTTCTTTTATCTTTCTATCTTCTGCTAAATTAAAGTTTTCAGATTCTTGTATATATTTAGCTGCTTCTTGTTCAGCTTGTGCTTGTTGTTGGTTAGCTGCCATTATTTCTTCCTCTTTGTTTTTAAGATAATCTTCTACTTCATCAAAAGAGTACTTAATAATTTTAGCTATATCAGAAGGAGTAGAACCATTTTGTGCAAACTCTTGTGCTCTAGCTTGCATCATATCCCTCATTTTCTTTTCCTTTATTGAGTTCTTAATAAACAAACCATAACTAGCTTCTGAGATAGCTTCTGGCTGTATATTTAACCACTCTTCTTTTCCTGCTGACGTAAGAAAGTTTGCTTTCTTTCCTTCTATAAAAGCAAATTTAGATAAATCCATTAGAGCTTGTAAATCTCTTTGTTGAAACTGTCTAAACTGTTCAAACATTGGAGCAGTAAACAAACTACCTCTGAAAATTGCTTCTTGTGTATTACCATTAGTATCACTAGAATTTATATCTCCTTTTGCTTGTCTTACAAATCCAATCCTCTCTTCAAACTCTCTTTTAATTTTACTAGCTATATCGTATAGATAGTTTACATACTGATTTAGATTTGTATCTAAAACTCTTACATGTTGAGCAGCTTGTAGTTTTGCTTTATCAGAATCATCAAAAAATAGATAGCCTGTAGCTTTAGCATAATACATCTGTCCAAACATATCCATGTCCTCAGTATCAGGTACAAGACCAAGAGGCATAAGAATAACTTTGTCCATATTCTTAGCTATAGTCATTTCTATATTGTAATGAATAATGTTATACTTTTCATTATATACTATACCTTCTTCTACGATACTTCTACCATGAATAACTCTACTGTCTAACGTTTTACCATTATAAAGTAATTTACAAGCAGAAGGATTATCTAATGTACCTCTTTGTAAAGGTACAGGATTAATATCAAAAAAGTAAATGTCATTAACAGAAAAGCCTTCCCATGTTTCACTAACCCATCTCCATTTGACTTTTTCTCCTTTCATTGGTTTAAAGTCTTCGGTTACTTCCTCTACATGGCTGTTACCTAGTATATCATCATAAGAAAGTTCTCCTATTTCTCTAAACGACTTAAAACATGTATGAGTTACTTTTATATGACCTTCATTTCTAATAGCACCATGTTCAATACCAAATACTTTATTTAAAAAAGTATTTCTAGCATCTTGAAAATAATCAGTAGCTCTAAATGTTCCACCGTTATTATCACTACTAGCTATACCTTGTTTTTCTATATAATCTATAATTTCTTTATTATTTGTAAACTCTTCATGGTCTTGAAAGAAGTCTAGTGTTTCACTTGGAGTCATAAAATAATCTACTGAAACAGATTCACCGTCTTCTATAAACCCAACATTGTCAGAAGCTACATATCTTATATTAAGAGGATTAATAATATCATATATTGTTTCATCTAAGTAAACGTCTCTTCTTGAATAACAAGAACCTGTAACTACAAAATCGTACCATGCTCTTATAAACTTAATTGGCAATTCATTATAGGACTCTATGTAGTCCATTATAATCCTAGCTTCCTTAGATTTTTGAGTATTAAATGATCTAGCCTTTTCTTGTAAAGCTTCTAATGGCTCAGGTTCTTCTTTTGGAATCCCTGTATCAATACCTGCATCTTGTAAAGCACTATTAAACTGAATTAAGATATTATCTTTCATCAGTTTAGTTAAATTTCTTAAATAGTCATTATCAATATCAGTAGCTTTATTTACAATAGTATAATCAAAACCCATCTCTATCATTTGCCCTACTAACGAATTAATGATAGGAGAAATAATATCAAGGTTTCTTATTTTAGCAGGAAATGATCTATATTGAGGTTTATTCTTAGAGCCTTCTCCTAGTGGATTAGTAGCATGTTCATAATTCTCTTCTTCAAGATGTCCATTGGCTACTCTATATAAATACTCTAAGTAGTTTCTTCTCTTACCATTACTACTATTGTTAGCAAACGTAAAATGTTTAAAACTTTGTTCTTTCCAGTCCTTGTCTTTTTTACTAAAAGGTAGTTTCTGTCTAGGTCTTGATGTTCCACCAGTTATCATTAGGCAAATAATTTAGAGTTAAAAAATTTTTTCTTACTTGAATCTTTGTTAGCATTATTTTCTTTTACGTT